CAACTGGAAGATTGTTAATTTTAACGACAAGGCTTACTTGTTTCAAGCTTCTCATGCACCTTTAGTGTACGACGGTACGTCCGTAGTGCGTCTAGACTCAGTCTCTGGTGCTGCTGGTATTGTACAAGGTAACGAAGTTTGTGCCGCTTACGGTCGTCTTTGGGTAACAGGTCTTAGCACCAGTCCTTCTACTGTTTACTGGTCTGACTTATTGATAGGCCATGACTACTCAGGCGGCACTAGTGGGTCCATTGACATATCCAAAGTCTGGCCTGATGGTTATGACGAGATTGTAGCTTTAGCGGCACACAACGGCTTCCTTATTATTTTTGGTAAGCGCAGCATTGTGGTGTACCAAGGAGCAGAAGCACCAGCTACGATGACATTGGTAGACACTGTAGCAGGCGTTGGTTGCGTAGACAGGGACACTGTGCAGTACACTGGTACTGACGTGATCTTTTTGTCACACACTGGTTTGAAGAGCTTTGGACGAACAATACAACAGAAGTCCATGCCTGTTAGTAGTCTGTCAGGAAACATTACTAAGGACATTATTAATGCCCTGCAGACAGAAAACACGTTCTTTAGGTCTGCTTATAGTCCTGAAGAAGGTTTTTACTTACTAACTTTTGTAGGTCAGGACAACACCTATTGCTTTGACGTTAGAGGTACAACAGAGAACGGTTCTTACCGTGTCACTCGTTGGCCTTCTACAGGCTTCACAGCCTACACACGTTTAGACAATGGTGACTTTTACATAGGCACGTCCGAAGGCATTAGCGAATACATAGGTTATCAGGACAACGGTTTAGGCTACCGCTTTAAGTACTACAGCCCAAGTTTGACATTTGGTGACAGTTCCAGAGTCAAAATCTTGAAGAAGCTAAAGCCTACACTTGTTGGTGCGAACAACGCAACAGTATTTATGAAGTGGGCGTACGACTTCAAAGGCACGTACGCAACAGCAGAGTTTACGGTAGGAGACCAGATTACTGGTTTCTTCGGTGAGAGTGAGTACACAACTGTGGAATTCACAGGTGGCGCTTTAACCAACCAAAGAAGTTTAAATGCAACAGGCTACGGAACTAGTATTGTTGTAGGTTTAGAAGCAGAGATTGACGGTTCACAGCTGTCACTACAGGAGATCAACGTAATGGCTTTAATGGGTAAATTACTATGAGCGACACATTAAGACAATTATTGGGTTTAGGTGCTTTAGGCGCTGGTGGTTTACTTACAGGTAAAGCTTATCAACGCCTTGGCGACATAGGTGAACAAGCAAGAAGGGAAGCAGGCGACATTGCTACTACTGGTGTAGAGCAAACACGCTTTATGCCCTTCACAGTAACGACAGGAACAGGAGGAGCATTAACTACTACTCCTCAAGGCGGTCTTACTGTAGGTTTGTCTCCAGAGGAACAAGCATTCCAACAGCAGATGTTTGGAGGTGCAGGTCAGTTTTATCAACAGGCTATGCAACCTACGCAGGCACGTGAGCAGGCTGTTTTTGAACGCATTAGGGAAGCACAGCGTCCTGAAGAGGAACGTCAGAGGCTTGCTACTGAAGAGCGTCTAGCGGCACAAGGACGCTTAGGTTTGCGTACGGCGCAGTTCGGAGGCGCTCCTGAGCAGTTTGCTTTGGCTAAGGCTCAGGAAGAAGCACGTAACCAGGCGATGCTAAGTGCAATGCAACAGGCGCAAGCTGAGCAGATGCAGCAGGCACAGCTAGGTGGTCAGTTCATGGGTGCTGGTTATACACCTCAAGCGCAAGCATTGAACGTCCTACAAGCAGGTATGCCAGCTGCACAAATGGCGCAACGTGGTCAGCTGACTGGCGCTGGTTTGTTTGGTGAAGCACAAATGGGTGGACTTGAGGCACTGCTTGGTTCAGGTCTTGGACAAGCTAACCTCTATGGTCAACTAGGTACTGGTCTCCTGTCAGGACTGTTGACACCACAGCAAGTTGGCATGGGTGGCGGTGTTACTGAGATTGTTAACCCACTGTTTGATCTACTAGGTATAGGTTAAGAGGAGAAAACTAATGGCTAGGTTTTCACAAGGATTACTACAGGGTCTTATGCAGCCTGCATTTGGTCAAAACCTGTATGAAGTAGGTAGAGCAGCAGCAGCTGGTCCTTCTATGACTAGAGCGTCACAGCGGATGAAAGAGGAACGTGAGCAAACTCAACGTGGCGTTACTGGTGGTTTGTTTGGTTTGGAACAAGCAGTAGCGGAAGGCCGTGACTACCAAGACGCTCTTGGTTCTCTTGTTGGCTTAGGTGCTACTCCTGAGCAAATAGCAGCTGCACAAGAGCGTGGTAGAGCTACTAAGGCACGAACAACTCCAGTAACTAGAGCGTCTTATTTTGCTCAGAATCCTCAAGAAGAAGCCGATCTTTACAAAAATTTTAAGGCCCCTTCTATTCAAAACTATATAAACGGAACGGGCATTTTAGACCCTTTGGATACACAAGACAAGCCTAAAATTTCAGAACATGCTGTTAGACTACAAGAACAGGGTTATGTTCCTGGTTCTCCTGAGTTTAAACAAGCAATGGCTAATTACAACGACTCTATAGTAAGCGGTCGTGCTAAGGGAGTGGCTTACAAAGGACCTCTAGAGCAAACTTCTTTTTTAAATGACGAACTTAGAAAACATCCTCTTTATGAATCTACAGTTAACATAACAGAAAAGGTCAATAAAGCAGAGAGTTTAAAACAAGGCGTTAGCGAAGGAGACTCAGAGGCAATACGTTTAATGGAACGTACTGTATCAGAATTGTATAACTCTGATTCAAGAGCATCTTCTGAAATTGATAGATTGCTTGAAGGAAGGGACATAAAAGAGCGTTTTTCTAACTGGGTTTTAACTCTTGCTGGTGGCGACGTATCTAAAGACACAAAAGATACTTTGTTTGCTATTATAGACGCGTCTAAAAGACTGGCTCGTAACCAACAAGCTATGGCTGTTAAGTCCGTTTCTGATTCTTTTGCAGATTATGTTGATTCAGACGTAGCTAGTAACTGGTCTGAAAGAAATAAAGATGCTCCTGTTATTGAAGCATTAACTGAAGAAGACGCTATACAGATGTACCTTAATAAATAAGGAATAGTAGCATGACAACTACTTTAAAATACGGTTATGAAGAAGCAGTAACCGCAATGACCAATGCACATAACACTGGTGATTATGAGTCTGCTAATAAAATAGCTAATTACATTAAGCAAAACAATCTTCAACCAGTAGAAGTTGAAACTCAACCTACTCCAGAAGCCGTCGAAAGCTCGTCTAATTACTATATTGATAAGGCAAAGTCAGGAGCAGCTAATTTTGTTTTCAATATTTTAAATGAAAACGATCAACTAAGTGACTACATGTTAGGACTCGATCCGTTTAGTCCTGAATATCAGTTAGAAGGCGGTCGTTTTGACAATGAGCGCTATCGGCGAGACAAGCAAATTGCTATAGAAAACGCAAAGGAAGAGTTCTTTGGTTACAAAGGAGTTAAACCTACTTCTGAATTAGAAAGATACTTAGGAACAGGCGTAGAAGGCGTGGTTTCTGAAGGACCGTTAGCTTTCTTAGGTGCTAAAAAAGCATCAGGAGCTATTACTGAAGTTTTACACTCCTATGCCGCAAATATTTTAGGTCAGTTTGGCGCAGAAACTGCTGCTACTGTAACTGCAGTATTAGGTGGAGGCGAAACAGCGCAACAAGTTGCGGCGACTGCGGGTGGATTAGCTTTAGGAGGATTGACAATACCAGGTAGAGTAGCAGGAGCGGCTGCGATTGAAACAGGTAAGAAAGCTTTTTCTGAGCGAAAGCGAGTAAACCAAAGTGTTGACACTGCTGCTGAATACGTTGCGTCTTCTGAAGTAAAACAATTAATAGACAACGCAACAAAGATTCAACCTGATCTTGACGACGTTTTAAAGGCAACTGTTGATCTTCAAAGTGAGATTCCTGGTCTAATTGTGCCTCCTGTTGCTGCTTTAGCGGACAACCCTATTTATACAAAAAACACAGAGTACTTACTACGTACTAATCCTGAGTTTTATGCTAAAGCTAAAGAATCATTGTCTAACGCTAAAACAGCTATTGACGCTAGAAAGGAAGCTTTATTTGGAACAGCTGGTCCGCAAGCAGATGCTAAATTAAAAGCGGCTTTGCCTGCAAACTATGATACGGACATACGTGTAGCTAAGAAAAGAATAAATGCTATAGACACCCAACTAGAAAAAGTTACTAACTCTGTTAGAACTTCTGTTGACTATATAGATGTAGGTAAGCGGACAGACAACTTAATGAAGGCCAAAGAAGCTGGTGTTCGTGCTAAGTTAGGGCCTAAGTACGATAAAGTTCTTAAGGACGCGGACTCAGCTGGTGTTGTATTTCCTGCTTCTTCCGTAGCTAAAGTACATCAAATGTACAAAGGGCTACGTTCTGAAGATCTCTTTGCGTCTTTTCCTAGTCTTGCAGGAAAACTTAACAA